CCGGCGCGCGCCACGCGCGAGCCCGGCGCGCCGCGGAAGCCGCGCGAGGGCACGAAGCAGGAGACGGTCCTGGCGATGCTCCGCCGCGAGGAGGGCGCGACCATCGCGCAGATCTGCGAGGCGACCGGTTGGCAGCAGCACACGGTCCGCGGGTTCTTCGCGGGCCTGAAGAAGCGCCAGGGCATCGAGGTGCAGGTGCTGGAGCGGGTCCGCCAGGTCGGCCCGAACAAGGAGGGCGCCCGCGGGTCCTACACGATCTACCACTTGCCGGCCTGATCGCCCCGAAGGCATCACGCCGCCGCCTGCGTGCTGCGGGCGGCGGCGATGTCGTCGAAGACCCGCTCCTCTCCGGCCAGCACGGCGGCGCGCCCGGTGAAAGTCTGCCAGCGCCGCACCGCGACATCGACATAACGGGGATCGATCTCCATCGCGTAGCAGATGCGTCCCGTGGTCTCGGCGGCGATGATTGTGCTCCCACTGCCGCAGAACGGCTCGTAGACGGCTTCGCCCGGAGCGCTGTTGTTGAGCATCGGCCGGCGCATGCACTCCACCGGCTTCTGCGTGCCGTGCACGGTCGCCGCGTCCTCGTCGCCGCCCGTGCTGATCGGCCAGAGCGTCGCCTGGTCCCGCGCGCCTTGCCAGTGGCCGGTCGCGCCTTTGCGCACGGCATAGAGTGCCGGCTCGTGCTGCCAATGGTAGTCGCCGCGCCCCAGCACGAACCGCGACTTCGCCCAGACGATCTGACTGCGGATCGCGAAGCCCGCCGCCTCGAGGCTCTCGATCACGGTCCGCGCGTGCACGCCGGCGTGCCAGACATAGGCGACATCGCCTGGGAACAGCGCCCAGGCGTCGCGCCAGTCGGCGCGGTCGTCGTTCGCCACCTTGCCGGTGCGCATCGTGGCCGAGACGCCCGCCTCATTCCGCCACTCGGGATCGTAGTTCACACCGTAGGGCGGGTCCGTGATCATCAGGTGCGGCCGCGCGCCGTCCAGCAGCTGCGCGACGTCCGCAGCAGAGGTGGCGTCGCCGCAGAGCAGCCGGTGCGGGCCGAGCAGCCACAGATCGCCAGGCTGCGTGATGGGAGCCTCGGGCGGCTCTGGCGCCGGAGCGTCGGGATCCCCGGCAGGTGCGGCCGGGGCGTCTGACGCCGCCTCGTCCAGCAGCCGGTCGAGCGTCGCCCCGTCGAAGCCGATCAGCCCGAGGTCGAACTCGTCGGTGCGCAGCGCGCGCAGCTCGGCGGCGAGCAGTCCCTCGTCCCAGGTGGAGTTGAGCGCCAGCTGGTTGTCCGTCAGCCGGAACGCCCGCGCCTGCGCCTCGGTCAGGTGCCCGAGCCGGATCGCCGGCACCTCATCGAGGCCGAGCGCCTTCGCGGCGAGGACGCGGCCATGGCCGGCGATCAGCACGCCGGCATCGTCCACCAGTACCGGGACGTTGAAGCCGAACTCGCCTATCGAGGCGGCCAGCTGCGCCACCTGCTCGGTCGGGTGCAGCCGGGCATTCGCTGCATACGGGGCCAGGGAGGCCACCGGCATCATCTCGACGCGAAGATCAGGCTGCATCGGCCGTCGCCTCCGCGCGCGCCGCGGCGACCGCATCGTAGTCCCGCCCATCGTTCGCCAGCGTCACCGGCAGGTCGGGATGCAGCATGCGCCAGCGCGCGATCGCCAGGTCGACATAGGCCGGCGCGAGCTCAATGGCGCGGACGCGCCGACCCGTGCGCTGGCCGGCGAGGATGGTCGTGCCCGAGCCGCCGAAGGGCTCGAACACGACGTCGCCCTCGTCCGTGTAGGCGCGCATCAGGAACTCTGGCAGCGCGACGGGGAACACCGCCGGGTGCTCGGTCTCGATGCCCCGCCCCTTGTGGCGGGTGATGCGCAGCACGCTGTCGGGGATGCGCATCTCCTGCACCGGCAGGCCGATGTGGGTGTAGGCCTTCACCTCGCCGTCGGCGGCCCGCAGCCCGCTGCCCTTGTTCGGCGTGCCGGCCCATTTGCACGGCACGATCTTGTTGGCCTGGCGCGCCTCGCGATTGAAGTGGAAGACCAACTCGAAGGCCGGGGCGAGGCGGCCGTTCCAGTCGCCCGGCAGGCCGGGCCCCTGGTCCCAGGCGTAGAGCCCGAAGCGCCGCCAGCCCTGGCCACGCATCCAGTCCAGCCAGCCCTGCCAGTAGGGCTGCCATTCCCCCTCGCGATGGATCAGCCCGAGATTGACCAGCACCTGCGCGTCGCGGCGCAGCGCGCTGTCGAGATGCTGGAAGACGCCCTGCATCAGCGCGTCCCAATCCGACACGCCGCCCGTCGTATAGTCACGCTGGTTGCCGTAGGGCGGGCTGGTGAAGAGCAGCGCCGCGCGATCCGTCGCCATGACGCGCGCAACGGTTGCAGGGTTCGTGCTGTCGCCGCAGGCGAGGCGGTGCTCGCCCAGCAGCCAGATGTCACCGACCCGCGCCACGGCCTGGCGCGGTGGTTCCGGCGCGGTATCCGCGGGATCGTCGGCCGGTTCCGCGCTATCCGCGTCCTGCTGGTTGCCAGGGGCCGGCTCGGCACCGCTGGCAACCGCCGGCGCCGGCAGGTTGCCGGCAGCGGTTTCCAACCCGGCCAGCAGCCGCTCGATCTCCGCGCCGTCGAAGCCGGTCAGCGCCAGGTCGACGCCGCCCATCTCCTGCAGCTTCGCGACCTCGGCCGCGAGCAGCGCCTCGTCCCAGCCGGCATTCAGCGCGATGCGATTGTCCGCGAGGCGATACGCGGCCTTCTGCGCAGCGGTCAGGCCGGCGCGGACGATGGTCGGGACGGTGTCGAGGCCGAGGGACTTTGCGGCGAGCAGCCGGCCGTGGCCGGCGATGAGCTCGCCGCGCTCGTCGACCAGCACTGGCGCGACGAAGCCGAATTCGAGGATGCTGGCCGCGATCTGCGCCACCTGCTCGGCGGAGTGCGTGCGCGCGTTCCCGGCGTAGGGCAGCAGCGCGGCGACCGCGCGCGCCTCGACGGCGCTCGCAGACCATGGGGCCTGGGGCATCTGCACCTGCGTGATGTTGGAATGGAAGGCGGCGCGACTGGCAACCGCGCGACGCTGGCAACCTGGCAACTTGGAAAACTGGCCTGGCGCTAGAAACCTTGCGCGCTTCCGCCCCCCGCATACGCCGGGCCCAGGAAGGACCCTGCGGCTCGTGAGCCACTGTCTCGACAGAGCGACGCTGTGGCTGCTGAGCCGCGGCGCGGGCGCATTTCAACGAGTGTCCGAAGAGTAGCCCGAGCGAGTTTCAGCGGGCAACGCGACATTCCTTCGCTGTGCCACGCTTCTTGTCGCTTGGTTCAAGCGGACTGCGAAAGCCTTGCGCGAATGAGTGCATGCTCCAACCGATGGCAGGTCGGGCACAGCAGCCTGAAGTCGGCGAGGGTTGTGACGCGTCGTCCCTCCTCCAGAGGATGAAGGTGGTGAACGTCCAGAAGCGATCGCGCCTTGACGGGCGTGCCGTTGATCCGCGATGCCGGATCGAAGCCGCAGTCATCGCACTTGAGCGAGTTGTCCTTCTGGCGTTCACGGACAAAGCGCTGTGCAAGCCACGCCGCCCGTAGTCGCACCTTCGTCCATTGCTCGACAGTCATGCCTTCCGCGGCCTTCGAACCCAAGTCGCGATCGATCTCGCGGGCAATGCGGGAATCGATCTCGCTGCGCTCGGCGGCCATGATGTCAGCCTGTATACCGATCCAGGCATTTCGCGTGGTCCTGACCGATAGTGGCAGGGCGGCAATGCGGGCTCGCTCGTCGTCATTCAGGGGTCTTAGCGTGGCTGACGGATGCGCGAAGACTCGCTGCATCGCCTCTGGCCCGAGGACGTCGCGGGCCAGAGGCTTCGTCGGGATCTCGTAACTCTCGACAATCGGAAACGCCACCGACCACCGACGCCGCCGACCATCTTCGTCCCACATGTCCTGGATACGGTTGTAGTCGTCTTCGCCGATGATGGTGCGAAGCGGCAGCGAAGAGGCGCGAAGGCGATGAATGGCCACGAGCCGTCCGGCGACGGCAGCATGCGCAGCTCGCTCCTCCAGATAAGTGGGATCGGTCAAGTAGCCCGCCTTCGGCGTTCCGAAGTCGCGCGTTATGTACTCGATGACGTAGCCGTTGCCTGCCTGCGCCGCGATGGTTGCCTGGCATCGCCCTGCTGCATCTGGACTGTCGCCCACGGGTGTGAAGCCAATCCAGTCCGACGCTACAAGCCAGTCAGCCTTGGCCGCTGTGACAGGAGCAGGGAGATCAGCAATCCGAGAAACAGCCATGGCCTAATGACGAACTCGCCAATTTTCAGGGTGCACAGTTCCTGCTCGATACCATACCGATGCCGGGCGGTGAGGGAAGGATCAGTCCATAGTGACCCGCCAGCACGGAGAGTGCCGCGACCAGCATTCCCTGTGCTTGGCTGGCAGGCACAGCCCGACCGCCCCATCCTCGCCGCATAGCCCACTCGCGGACTGAGCACTCGAGGCCGACCACGTGCCAGACGCAACTACCCGCGGCCCCGCCAGGGCCACCCAGCACCTCCAGTGCAGCGAAGACCTGGCGACGGGCCTGAACCTGCCGCTCGGTCATGGTCTCGCCCGTCGCAGCAGGCAGGCGGACCAGGGCCGCACCACGCAGCGCATCCAGTGCAGCCGCGCGGAACTGCCGCCGGAACACCGCGCCGGCATCGTGCATCTCCTGGGTGATGGTGCCGTTGGCGAGCATCTGGCCCAGCGTGTCGACCGCGCGCCGATGCACGACGGGTACGCCGGTCTCCGGATCTGCCTCACGGATCGGCTCACTGAACTCGCCATGCTGCTGGCGCCACCGGCTCGGCATGGCGAGGCTCTCCTGCTGGACGCGGGCCTTCTTCTTCCGCTTAACGGCCATGATGCGTGCCTCCATTCCGCGGCCCCCAGCGCCGCAGGGCTTCGTTGGTGAGAGCCTGGCGGAGCCAGGGGTCGGAGATGTCCTCAAGGCGGAGGGCGACCACGCCCTGCTCGCGCCAGACGCGCCGGCGCATGGACTCGAGGTCGGCGGGCGTCGCTGGGCTCGGCTCCCGCCCGAGCGAGCAGCGCGGCAGCGCGGGTGACCCGGGCAGCCTCACTGCACACCGCCCTGGGCGTCGATCGCCCACAGCAGCAGCGCGAGGGCATCCGCCTCATTGTCGTCTGCCGGCTCGAAGCCGCGCGCGCGGATGGCCGCGATGACCGCGTCCTTGCCCGCATTGCCCTTCCCGGCGGCGAAGCGCTTGATCGTGCCGACTGGGACGCCCTGGTAGGGGACGCCGGTGCCTTCGCACCACGCGGTGAGGTGCGCTAGGAAGCCGCCATATACGTGGGCGGCGGTCGTCCCGGCGTGGCGCCGGACCTCCTCGAAGACGATGCTACCGAGCGGGCCGGCGCTGGCAGCCATGCTGTCCAGCCAGCGGCGAAAGCGCAGCCAGCCCATGCCACCGCCCTCGAAGCGTCCCGGCCGGAAGGTCGCGGTGCCGGAGGTGACGGTGTTGTCGGCCAGTCGCACCGCCCAGCCGAGGGTGCTGCCGAGGTCGAGGGCAAGCAGGCTTCCCGTCGGCGGTGCCTGGTCAGTGACGCAGATGACGCAGGGTCCGGTGACACCCGTCACGCGTGCGCGTGTGCGCGCGCGAACGGGTATTTGGGTAGCCTGCGTCATCTGCGTCACTCGAATGGCCGAGCCTTCGCCATTTTTCGCGTTCATGCGCTGCATCCCTTTCAGAACTGGATGGCGCCAGCCGGCGCCGTCGACTGGCAAAGCCGAAGCCCGCGCAGCTGGCGCGCGGAGCCCTTGCGGTGCAGTTCGAAGCCACGATTGAGGAGGTTGTCGGAGAAGCGCCTGACCGAGCCGACGTACTCGCCGCCTGCCTCCGCCCATGCCTTCCAGCTCGCGAAGAGCACCGCCGTCGCCTCGACGTGGTTGACGCCGCGCTCGCAGCACTCAGCCAACCAGCGGCCGAGGGCGTCCTCGGCTTCGAAGTACTCGTCGGTGGCGGCCAGGACCGTGGCGGGCGGGCGTAGGCCGACCTGCTGCCATTCGAGGCAGCCCTGCAGCGCCCAGGCGAGGATGCCGTCACGCTCAGCCAGCAGCCGCTCGGGCAGGCGCTTGTCGCGCTGGGCGGGTGGGATCGTGACCGTGAAGGGCACCATGTGCAGCCGCCGCCGCATCGCCTCGTCGACGTTGCGGATGGACGGCTTGTGGTTGCCCGCGACCAGGAGCTTGAACTGCGGAGTGAACTCGAAGAAGTCCTGCCGCATGAAGCGCGCCGTGATGCGGTCGCCGCCGGTGAGTGCCTTCAGCTTGCTCTCGGCCCAGCGGCTGCCCTGCTCGGTCTCGATCGAGGTGACGATGCGGGCGCCGCGCAGGCCGGCCATGTCGGTCGGATGGCGATCACCGGTGGTCGCCATGAACATGTCCATCGGCGCGACCGTGGCGTAATCGCCGAGCAGGGCCGTCAGGGTGTTGGCGAAGACCGACTTGCCGTTCGCGCCGGTGCCGTAGAGGAAGAACAGCGCGTGCTCGGTGGTGACGCCGGTGAGCGCGTAGCCGACCACCCGGCGGAGATAGGCCTGCAGCTCGAGGTCACTGCCCGTCACCTGGGCCAGGAAGGCGACCCACGCCGGGCAATCCCCCTGGGGCGCCGCGCAGGTGATCTTCGTCATGCAGAGAGCGCGATCGTGTGGGGCGAGGGCGCCGGTCCGCAGATCCACGACGCCGGCCGGGGTGTTCAGCAGCCAGGGATCGCGGTCCCAGACCTCGGCGGTGGTGGCGTGGCGGCGATCGGCGCGGGCCAGGCGCTCGACGGCCGCGACCGTCGAGGCCTGCGACAGCTTCGTTCGGACCTTCGCGTTGTTCGCGCGGTTGGCCGCGGCTCGGCAGACGCGGCGGGCCAGGTCGAAGGCGCGCAGCGTGCCTTCCCGCTCCCAGCGCGAGCCGGTCCAGGTGAGCCAGGCTCCCCAGACCGCGACGTGCCGCCAATCCTCGCCGTGCTGCTCGCTGAACTCGGCCGCCAGCGCGTCCTCGGTGAAGCCGATCGGCAGCACGCCATCATCGTCGGTGCCGTCGCCACCAACCTTGCAATCCTCGGGGTCGGCGGCGCCCGCACCGGCATGGCTGGCCTCTGCCCTGCGCCACAGCCGCTCGGCCTCGTGCCGCAGTCGGTCCTCGGGCCAGGGCGGGCTGATCCGCGCGGTGTTGTAGTCGCAGATCTCCTGCCAGGCCTCGGCCGCGGTGACGAACCCGTCCTGGCAGCGGCGGATCCAGTAGCCGATGATCCGGGACAGCGCCTCGAAGCGGGTCACGCCGTCGGCGCCGCCTTCCCGAACCAGCTTACCGAACAGTTCCGTGACGTCGCCGCGGCTGGAGCCCGCGCCGTTGAAGTCGAGGGGACCGCCGCCCGTGTCCATGGCCACTTCGGCGCCGATGCCGGCCAGCGGCGGCATGGCCAGCACCGCCTCGGCCAGTTCGGTCAGGTCGTAGTCCCGACCGGCGCTTTCGCGGATGGCGACCAGCCGCTGGTGGCCGCCCTTCGCGTGCACTGAGCCAGCGACGCGGATCGGCTGGTGCGCCGACCGGAAGGCCGGGTCGGCCCCAACCTTCACCGCGATCGCGTGCCGGAGGCGGCAGACGCTTGCGAGGTCCTCGCCCGTGGCCGGCTCCGTCAGCCTCCAGTAGAGGTGGAGCTTCTCCTGGCCCTCCGGCGTGATGCCACCCGAGGCGACCTCGAGGCTGGGCGGGCCAAGGTGCTGGAGGAGGTACGCCCGCTTGGCTGCGATATCGCCGCCGTCGAGATCGACCAGCACCACCTGCATCTGCGCGATATGCTCAGCGCTGGCCTGACCGGGCTCCGGGACCGTGCCAGGGATGACGTAAAGCGCCATGCCCGCCGCAGCGGCCCACTGCGCCTGGACGGCGAGCTTCGCCGGCAGCTCGGCATCGGCCGGCAGGAAGGGCGTGTGCGGCGCGCGGTCGGGGCCGCCCTTCTCGGCGAGCGCGCGGACCGCGACCCAGCCCTCGCACCAGCCGAAGACCATGTCGGCATAGGCCGCGACCATCGCGGCATCGGGGGCGACCGGCATGGGCGGGATCACCTCGGCGGCGCTCATGACCAGCACCGCGTGCGCCAGGGGCATCGGCTGCACTCGATGTGCTCGGGCTCGGCCGCGACGCGGGGCAGCCACTCGCCGGCGTCGCAGGCCTGCAGGACGCGCACCGCCTTATCGCTGGTGGCCTGGGCGAGCGCGCCGTCGAAGGGCACGAGCTCGTGGTGGAGCTCGGCGGTGTCCTTGTTCACCGCGGTGAACAGGGCAGGCACCTCGGTCAGGCCCATGTAGGCCTGGTAGAGCGCGATCTGCGCCGCGTAGATCGGCTTCGCCGCGGCCACGCCGCGCCGGACCATCTCCTTCCAGTTCCGCGCGTTGGCCGACTTGCACTCCCACAGCGCCGGCACGGCGACGACGGCCTGCGCCGGCGTGGGCGCCGCGACGACCACGCCGTCGATGTGGCCCTGCACGCGCCCGCCCGCGACCGAGAAGCCGAACTGCTCGCCGCCGCGATTGCGGGTGCGCACGTCGAAACCGGCGCGCCGGAGCCAGCCGATCGCCAGATCCTCGAAGACGTGCCCCACCGCGAAGATCCGGAGCGTCTGGCCCGAGAAGCCGGTGTCGGGATCGCGCGGGACGTCGAGGAACTCGTACTGCAGCCGCCGCGCACAGGGATCGCCCAGCCGCGAGCCGCCAAGATACTCGCGGCGCGCCCGCGTGCCGTTCTCCGCCACCAGCGCTGCATCGATCAGGTCGTTGATCGCCTCTGCCGCGGTCGGCGGCTTCGGGCGGTGATTGAAGTCGAGGCTGGCGTCCGTCATCAGAACGGGACCTCCGGCGTCGAGGGGGAGGCGGAGGCCCGCATGGCGCCCTGGAAGGCGCCGACGGCCACCTCCGCGAGCGTCAACACCTGCTGCTCCGACAGCGCGTTCAGCGGAGTGGTCCAGCCGATCTCCGCCATCACCTCGGCCATCGCGCGCATCGCGGCGCGCATGGCGGCCCGTTCCTGTTCGGTCAGATCAACCATGGCGGTGGATCGCCGCGCCAAGCGCACCCACCAGCCCTGGCAGGTGATGGAGCAGAAGGAGACCGAGGGCCGCGGCGGCTTCACCGAGGTCGGGTCGAACCAGCCAAAGCCGCGCGCCGGCCGCCGGCACACGGCGCAGAGCGAGCGAGGCACGGGCGCGAGGGACATCGTCGTGCTCCCGGCTCATGCCGCCCTCCCCAGGCCGCCGGGGAACACCGCGGCCAGGATCTGCGGCCGGTGCCAGAGGAAGTTCAGCCGGCAGTTCGCCGCGTATTTCGACAGGCCGAAGTCCAGCGCCGGATCGGCGTCGCCAGCCTTGACCAGCAGCTCACGCTGGCGCGGGCTGGCAGGGTGGTTCAGCCAGAGACGGCTTTTGGTGGCGGCGGCCCCGGTCTCAGCCTGGCGCAGGAAGTCGTCTGCCCCTGCCAGGACCTGGGCGCGCTCGCCGACGCCGAGATGCCGCAGGCGCCCCTGGCGCAGCTTGCCGACCGCGTGCCAGTGCTCCCCGTCGAAGAACACGCCGGTCCAGGCGTCGAAGCCGGAGGCGATCATCGCGTGGCCGTCGCCGTGCATGTCCCACCAGCGGAAGGGCGAGCGGTCCAGCAGGTCGATCTCGGTCAGCCCGAAGCACTGCAGGGGGCGCTTCTCGCGGAGCTTTCGCTCCCAGACATGGCCGCAGAAGGGGCAGGCGATGGTGCCGAGCGGAACTTCCGCCTCGCAGTCCGGGCAGGTCTTGTACGGCGCCTGGCCCGGCCCCTCGTCCTCCTCCTCGGCGAGCATGCCATCGTGCTCGATCGAGCCATGCCGGTGCGCAGCACCGGCGAAGTCGAGCACGACGCAGTCGGTCTTCACCACGCCGGGGAAGCGCTCCGGATCCACCTTCCGCAGCCCGCGACCGATCGCCTGGATGAAGGTGCCGCGGTGGAGCATCGGGCGGAGCACGACGATGCAGGCGACCGGCTGGCTGTCGAAGCCCTCGGTCAGCACCATGCAGTTGGTGATGACCTGCACTTCCCCGCGGTCGAAGCGGGCGAGCAGGGCCGCGCGCTCCTTCGCCGGCATCTCGCCGGTGACCGTCTCGGCGACGATCCCCGCGGCGCGGAAGGTCGCGGCGACCGCCTCGGCATGGGCGACGGTGGCGCAGAAGGCGATGGTGCGGCGGTCGCCGGCACGCTCGCGCCAGTGCTCGACCACCGCCTCGTTGACCACCGCCCGGTTCAGTACCTTGGCGGCGGCGTCCATGTCGAAGTCGCCGGCTGTCGCGCCGACCTGATCCAGGTCGTCGGAGACGCCGACGTCGATGGTGAAGGTGCGCGGCGGCACCAGGATGCCCTGGGCGATCAGCGCGGAGATCGGCAGGTGGAAGGCGATGTTGGAGAAGGTCTTGCGAAGGCTGCGTCCGTCGCCGCGCTCGGGCGTGGCCGAGAGGCCAAGCAGCTTGAGCTTCGGGTTGGCGGCGCGGGCGTCGGCGATGATGGCCTGGTAACTGTCCGCGGCCGCGCGGTGGGCCTCGTCGATGACGAGGTGTGAGACCTGCCCCATGCGGGCGCGCCGCGCGGAGCGCGCCAGCGTCTGCACGCTCCCGAAGACGATCTGGCCGGACCAGTCGTCGCGTTCGGCCTTCACCACCGAGGCAGGGAGGCCGGCGACCCGGCCGATCGTGGCCCGGTTCTGCTCGATCAGCTCGTCCGTGTGCTGCAGCACCAGGAAGCGGGAGCCGGGCTTTGCGGCCGCCTCCTCACCGATGAAGAAGCCGGCGACGGCGGTCTTGCCGGCGCCGACCGGCAGCGCGACCAGCGTGTTGCCGTGCGCCGCCGTCTTGGCGCGGGCGGCGTCCACCGCCGCCCGCTGGTAGTCGCGCGGGATCATGGTGGGCCTCCCGCTCAGCGCGCCCAGAAGGGCGCGTTGCCCGCCGCCGCGGGCGGCTGGGCCGGCTGGGCGGCGGCCCAGGGCGGCGCGGTGCCGCCGGTCGTCGGCGTCGCCGGGCCGGGCAGCATGGGCTGCGTCGCCGCCGGCGCCGCACCCATCAGGCGGGCGTAGTCCGGGTGCTCCGGGCCGATCGCCGCGGCGATGACGTTGCGCCCCTCGTCACGCGGGTCGGTCTTGTCCTTCTCGACGCCGATACGGGCGAGGAACTCCAGCCCGTTCAGGTCACCATAGCCGCGGATGGTGCGCGCGGCGCGGGCGCGATCGGAGGTGTCCTTCGAGGTCACGCCGCGCGCGCTCTCCAGAATGCCCCGGATCAGCGAGCGGCCGCGGTTGCCGTAGGAGTCGTCGGCGCCCTGCGCGCCCTTCCCGCGCAGGCCGATGCGCGTGTAGATGCGGCGCTTGGTGTGCGGTCCCTCCAGGATCACCGCCTCGGTGTTGAGGTACTGCGCGTCGCTGGTGCGGCTCTGGGTGACCCAGCCCTCCGGTCCGACACCGCCGGGCCGGATGGTGAGGCGGACCTTCACCAGCGTGCCGGCCGGGATCAGCTCGAAGGCGTTCTGCTGCGCCTCGGCGCCGTTGAAGTCGTGCGTGAAGCTGCCGGACATGGCTCAGCCCTCCTGCGTCGTGGTGGTGGGGATCGCGGGCTCCGCCGCGGGCAGGGCGACCTGGAACTGCGCGGTCGGCGGCGTCGTCAGGGGCCGGCGGATCTTCTCCATCAGCCGGCCGAGATGCGGCTCCTCCAGGGTGGCGAGGCGACCGCTGCGATCCTTCGCCGGGTAGCCGAAGGCGTTCAGCGTGGTGCAGACGAAGGCGCGGATCGGCGCCTCCTTCTCGCGCGGGATCTCGGCGAGGGTGATCACCTCGTCGACAATCCCGGGCAGCTCGAGGCCGGTCTTGCTGCCCTCGACCTGCAGCGAGAAGTACGGGCGGTTGAAGTCGTCGAGCTGCTTGTTGAGCAGGCCGACAAGCCAGACATTCTTGTTCGGCGTGTGCTGCAGGTGGGTCAGCCAGCCGATCATCTCCTGGCCCAGCAGCCCGTAGGCGCCGCGCAGGTCGGGCTTGCCGCTGCGATCCGACACCGCCTGCGGCTGGCCCTTGCACCACTGCAGGCAGAGGCGCGAGGCGACGGTGATGCTGTCGACGAAGATGGTATCGTACTTCGCCAGCTGCTCCGGGCTGCCGAAGGCGGCGCAGACGCGCTCATAGTGGGTCGTGTCGTAGGGCTGGTCGGGCCGCATGGCCGGGTTCGGGCCGCCGATCCAGCAGGCCAGGTCGCGCGCCATCTCCCAGCTGCGCACGCGGACCTCGTCGCCGGGCCAGCCCTGCACGGCGAGCTCACCGGCCTCGAGGTTGACGAACAGCGTCCGGCCCGCATCCAACGTCCAGAGCTGCGACGTCTTGCCGATGCCGGAGATGCCGGTCAGCACGCCCTTGATGCCGCGCTGCTCGGCCATCCGCTCGTCGGCGGTGATGATGCGGAAGCCACCCGGCTGCGTCTGATTGAAGGGCGCGCTCACTGGCCGCCCTCCTGGATCCGCATGGCGCTCTCGATCGCGAGGTCCGCACCCAGACCGCCGGCGCGGCGGGCACGATCATGCAGCTGGCGCAGCGCGTCGAGCCGCCTGAAGAGCGCGGTGCTCTCGGTGCTCAGCGACTGGATGGCGAAGGCGATGTCGTCGATCGTGGCCTGACCGATCGGCTTGCTGATCGGGTGGCCGTACTCGCCGACGGCATCGGTCTTGATGCAGTCCGGCAGCGACGCCATCCCGTAGGACTGACGCAGCTGGTCGAGCGGCGGCGGCTTGGGCTTGAACATGGAAGCGTGACTCCTTCGTCGTCGCGCTCCGGTTCCGTCGGTGAAGGTGCTGCCGGGCCCCGACGCGGCGGAGCTGACCGTCCTGGTATTTCCGCCTTGCGGCGGTGTTGCATTCCCAGGAGGACCCGGCAGGAAGGCCGGGTGCGATCAGGCGGCAGGGCGATGCTCGCCGGTGCTGCCGCTGATGGTGCGGATCTGCGCCGCCTCGAACGCCTCGATGTCCTCGAGGCGATAGGCGACGCGGCCGCCGATCTTCAGGAAGCGCGGCCCCTGGCCGAGCCAGCGCCAGCGCTCCAGCGTGCGCGGGCTGACATTCCAGCGGCGGGCCACATCGGCCTGGTGCAGGTGCCTGACGGACATGGCGACTTCCCTCGAAGAACTGCGGGGAAGGTCGCGCTGAGACAGGCAGAAAACCGATGCGGCGATCGGCAGAAAAACAGGCAGAAATTCGGTTAGGGCTCGAACCCCCAAAGCCCGCCTTCGGTCTTCAGGTAGGGCGAGAGCCGGGCCCATTTCGCCTTGCCGAAGAAGGTCTGGAGGCTGGGCTGGTGCGTCAGTTCTCGTGCGCGAAGGCGCGTGCCGGCGTGATATGCGTCAACCAGCTTCTGGATGGCCTCCTTCTGTGCCTCGCTCCGGAACAGGATCGGGTCGCCGCCGTTGATGGAGAGCCTAGTTCCATCGGGGGACAGGGTAAGCGGCCCAGCGGCGACGGGCGGCACACCGCGCAGACGTGCGTCGAGGATATCCGGGCTGACGGCAAGGTCGTGCGGCGTGGCCAGCACGTCGCGCAGCGCCACCACTGCGGCACCGGGAATCTCGCTCTCAGCCAGGCGGGAGGGCCGCGCGCTGGTGAGGATCACGCGCAGCCGATTGTGCGGCCGAGCGCGCGCCGCGCCGACAACCTGCTGCACCACCGCAGGGTCGAAGAGGCGCCGGGCAAACCAGAGCGGCACGCGCGCGGGGCGCCGACCGAGGCGCACCTCGCCGATCTCCCACAGCAGGCCTTCGACCAGCGCATGCGGCCCACGCCCGCGTGGCAGGTCCATCCTGGCGGTCGCGGCGGCGAGGACCGCTGCGACATCCGCCCTGTGCCGCACCAGGCGGTCATGCGGAACGGGGACCAACCCGACCGCCGGGCTGAAATAGGCCAGGGCAGCATGTTGCTCCGACCAGATCAGCGAGACCGGCACGTCGTCGTCGTCGGCGAGGGAGGCCGAGCCCGCCTCATGGTCCTGCGGCACCATCAGGCCGGCCGCTATCAGCCGCCGTGCGGGGTCGGGTCGAAGCTCGGCGGCCGCGCCGGAGAGCCGCGGCTCGCGGAGTTCCAGGAGTTCCAGCAGGAAGTCGACCGCTTCGGCACCGAGGCCTGCGGCGCCATCAGACATCCCGCAGCAGCTTCCAGCGGCGGAGATACTTCTCCCCCACCAGCCGCTCGCGCTCGGTGCGGTCCTTCAAGTCGCACCCCTTCGGCATCGTAATCGTGACCGGCAGGGTCCGGCCGCCGCGAACGCCGGGCACGGCGCGGAACCGGATCGTGAACCGGACCTGCGTGATCATGGAGCCCTCGATCCCGTGCTCCTGGCCCTTCATCCCGGCCGCGGCCATCTGCCAGACCGTCTCGTCGCTTGTGCGCATGGATTCGACGGTGAAGCGCTGTCCCTGGACGTCGTAGGGCATCAGCCGCATCAGCGTGACCCGCACCGACTCGATGTTGTCCTCCGGGTCGGTCGGGAAATCGAACGGCTCACGCAGCCGGCTGAGGTCAAACTGCCGTATCGGAATGCGCTGACCCTCGAAGGGGGCACGCAGGACATGGTCGGCAAAAAGGCGCACCATCTCCTCCCGCGTCTCCCGGGCCTGTGCGACGATCTCGATGACGCCGCTGGCCGGCTCGTAGGTGATGGCCGCCTCGATCACCGGACGGAAGGCCAGGCGATCCAGCTTGCCGTTCACGAAGACCCGCCGGTCCCCGGCGCGCCCCTCCCGATAGATCGCGACCTGGACCAGCTCGGCGTCGGTACCCTCCTGCGACGGTCGCGAGCGGTCGCAGATCTCGATCTCGACATGCCGGCTGTCGAAGCGTTCGCCGATGGCCTTCTTGAACACGGCAATCGGCTCGCCATCGCGCGGGACGACCAGCCTCGGCTGGCAGTTGAACCCGTCCCAGGTCTTTCCGAAGCGCTTGTCGTCGGCGTAGCGGACCTCCTCAGCGTGGTTGAAGCCTGCGACGTCGTTGAGGAACATCCACAGGGCCCGGGCGTGGCTGTTCTCCAACGCATCCAGGCACGCCGGATCCTTGGCCACGGCATAGAGCGCCGCCTCGCCAGCCTCGTTCGCCATGGCGCCGACGCGATCCGCGTCGTTCATCACCCGCAGGCGCGCGGCGTCATCCATACCGTCCACAGCGCGCAGCAGCGGCGGGACGATCTCGTTTGCGGCGCCCTCCCACGCCACATCGGGCGGGAGAGCGGCGTTGATGGCGGTGAAGTACGCGCGGAGCGACGCCGGCGGCGTGCTCCGGAGGAAATCAGGGACAGTGGGCACGGGGGAAGGTCTTTTGATCTGGCCAGCGCCAGCCGATCCGGCGCTCCGCTAATTGCCGTATCGTCATTCCCCGTGCGGACACAAGCGAAAATCTCCGTGGAGTAGCGTAGCGGTCCTGCGTCAGCCGAACAGCGACGGCGAACCCGCCTGATTCGTGAGGAAGCCGAGCTTCAGCAGACGGACCCGCGCAGCGTCCGCGGAGACCTGGAAGCCCTCCATCACCGCCTGCTGCATGTCCCGCGAATCGGGCGACTCGACGGGGATGGCCGTATGGAGCCCTCGGCTGGAGCAGAAGGCGGACAGGTGCCGCCGCAGGGCGGAGGCGGGCATCAGGAAGGCGCCGCTGGCATAGCCCGCCTGCCACTCCATCCAGTCCACCTCCTTGGCGCCCAACATGTTGTCCCGCTTGCAGACCATCTTGGCTTCGGAGGGTCGGCGAGAGAACAAGGCGCCGGGTACGAAGAGCTCGGCGAAGAGAAGCCGGTGGAAGTGGGCGTGGCCGAGCTCGTGCGAGAGCGTCGTCCGCAGGCGGTTTTCGCGCCGCTCGTCCGCCGCGATTCGCTCCGAGATGTAGATCTTGGGTGCGATGTCGGGGAAGAACTCGGTCATCCCCTCCACGTCGGCTCCTTCGGCAGAGAGGTCGGCGTACTGGTCCACGTCGGAGCAGAAGCTCTCGACAAGGATGGTGAGGTCATTGGTGGTCAGGGGATACTCGACCTTGCCGTACTTCTCGCGGAGGAAGCGCCCGACGATCGCCTCGCATTCACGGTCGAGCTCCTGCTGGGTGTAGTGCGGACGCTTGGGGAAGCGACCAGAGCGATCCGGGACCCAGGCAACCATCAAGGCGGCTCCGCTATTTCGTCAGGGTTCTGCGGAAGGCCCGGAATGCCTCGGAAACCTTCGCAGGATCGCGCGCCTTGCGGCGCATCTCGTCGGGGATCTTGCCTGCCAGCACGAAGAGGTATCCCTCCTCGATCCCGAGCACTCTCTCGAACTGCCGGATCAGATGGTCAGAAGTCGGGCTGCGGCGGTCGTGCTCTATGTCGTTCAGGTACTGGGGGGAGATCGCGCCCGAATCGTCATCCTTCATGATGGCGGCGGCGAGGTCCTTCTGGCTGAGCCCCTTCGCCTTTCTGGCCGCCACGATCGCCTGTCCGAGAGAGGCCGTGCGCGTTGTCATGGCTCTTGCATTCTGAGTTGTCCGTTCCCATGCGGCTTCGCGGATTGCCGTAGTCATGCCCCCCCTGGGGGTCAAGGGCAATTTAGCCGTGCGGCTGTTCGGCGGAGCGGATCAGGTTTCCCGATTCGCGCACGCCGGGCAGGCTCGCAGCTTCCGGGCACCGGCATCCGCCACCGGCGCGCTCTGCGCATCGCTTCCTTTGTTTTCGCGAGCGTTCGCCAAGCGATTGATTGCACTTCGATTTGCAGCGGTCTGGTCCGATGTTCGGTTCGAACCATGCTCTCGCCCCCACCGAACCCCCAACTGCCGCTCCACCTCCGCGAGGTCTGCGACCTGCTTGCCCGCGGCCTGCTGCGGCTCCGGAGCCGCGCTGCCCAGGAAGCTGCCAGTGAGTCCGCGGACTGCAGAGAGCGGTTGCTACACTTCTCGGCCACCCAGCGCCTGCATGCGAACCGGACCAACCGGAGAGACGCATGACGCGCACCAAGAAGCCCAAGCCCACCACCCCGCCAGCATTTGCCGCACCCGCCATCCCACCCGCCGACGTGCTGGGCCGGCTGGCCGCCCTGAAGAGCGCCGCCACGCCGGTGCTGAAGCAGCAGTGGCGGGAACTCTTCGGCACCGAGCCGCCGCCCTACAATCGGCGCTTCCTGGAAAGCCGCCTCGCCTATCGCGTGCAGGAGCTCGCATATGGCGGCCTGAAGCCGGAGACGCTGGCTCGCCTCGAGGCGCTCGGCGAGCAGCTCGACGGCGGAAAGGTCACGGTCCGCCGCATGCGCGGGGACGACAAGCCGATCGCCGGCACGCAGCTCATCCGCGAGCACCGGGGTGTCGAGCACGTGGTGACCGTCACGCGCACCGGCTACGAGTATGAGGGCCAGCCGTACCAGTCGCTCTCCGCCATCGCGCGCGCCATCACCGGCACGCGCTGGAACGGCCGGGTGTTCTTCGGGCTGCGCCCGAGCCGGCGCGCGGCATGAAGCGCGATGCGAAGCCGGCCGGCGCGATGCCGGCGACCGTGCGGAAGCTCCGCTGCGCGGTCTACACCCGGAAGTCGAGCGAGGAAGGCCTCGACATGGAGTTCAACTCCCTCGACGCCCAGCTCGAGGCCTGCGAGGCCTTCATTGCCAGCCAGCGCGCCGAGGGGTGGGTGCTGGTGCGCGATCGCTACGACGACGGCGGCATCTCGGGCGGGACGTTGGAACGCCCCGCCCTGAAGCGCCTGGTCGCCGACATCCAGGAGGGACTCGTGGATGTGGTGGTGGTCTACAAGATCGATCGCCTGAGCCGGTCGCTGGTCGACTTCACCAAGCTGGTCGAGGTGTTCGACGCGAACAGCGTGACGTTCGTGTCGGTCACGCAGAGCTTCAACACCACCACCAGCATGGGGCGGCTGACGCTGAACATCCTGCTCAGCTTTGCCCAGTTCGAGAGAGAGGTCATCGGCGAGCGCATCCGCGACAAGGTGGCTGCCTCGCGCAAGCGCGGCATGTGGATGGGCGGCTACGTGCCGCTCGGGTACGACGTGCGCGACCGCAGGCTGGCGGTGAACGACGCCGAGGCCGCTCTGGTGCGGCGCATCTTTCAAGGCTTCGTCGAGATGGAGTCGTGCACGAAGCTGGTGCAGGTCCTGCGCACCGAGGGCGCCACGACGAAGCGGGGCCGCCCGCTCACGAAGAGCGACGTCTACCGCATCCTCAGCAACCGCGTGTATCTCGGCGAGGCGGTGCACAAGGGCACGGCCTATCCCGGCGAGCACGACGCCATCGTCACCCAGGCGCAGTGGGACGCGGTGCACGCCGTCCTGCAGGTCAGCCCGCGGGTGCGGGTCAACCGGACGCGGAACACCACCGCGCCGCTGCTGCGCGGGCTGATCTTCGACAGCGACGGCCGTGCGATGTCGCCGAGCCACAGTCGCGGGCGGGGTGGGCAGATGTACCGCTACTATGTCAGCCAGGCCGTGCTGAAGGGCGGCGCCACCGAGCGGCCGGCGATCGCACGGTTGCCGGCCGGCGAGATCGAGGCGGCGGTGGTCGCCCAGGTACGCGCTCTGCTGCGCCAGCCCGAGATGGTGGTCGGCACCTGGCGGGCGACGCGCGCGACAGCGCCTGACATTACCGAACCGGAGGTGCTGCTGGCGCTGGAACGGATCGAGCCGCTGTGGGATGAGCTCTTTCCTGCCGAGCGGGCGCGGATCGTGCGGCTGCTGGTGGACCGGGTCGACGTCGGGGCCGGCGGCGCCGCGGTGCGGCTGCGGCTGGACGGGCTCGGCAGCCTGGTGCGCGACCTGGCCGCCCAGTCGCCCGAGGTCGGGAGGGCGGCGGCATGAGCGAGGAGGCGCAGACCCTGACGGTGGTCATCCCGCTCCGGGTGAAGCCGCGGGGCGGGCGGAAGGCCATGGTCACGCCCGGCGTGCTGGTGCTGGAGCGCCGGCAGGACATCACGCTCATCAAGGCGGTGGCGCGCGCGTTCCGGTGGCGGCAGATGCTGGAAACCGGGCGCTTCGCCACGATCAACGAGCTGGCGGCGGCCGAGAAGATCAACTCCTCCTACGTCTCCCGCGTGCTGCGGCTGACGCTGTTGGCGCCGGACATGGTCGAGGCGATTCTGGACGGGCGGCAGCCGGAGGGGATGACGCTGCCGGCGTTGATGGAGCCCTTTTCTGAGGATTGGAGGCGCCAGCGCGGAGCTCTCCTCGGGTAG